TTTATTTGGTCTTTTTTATTGCTTGTCACATTCTATCTACTATATATAATAAAATAAGTTCCCAACTATTTTAAATATAATTTATTTCTATGACGACAAAATCATTAAATGCTATCTACAAGACAATAAAAGAGATTTTAAGATATAACTATTAATAAAGCGTTGTTATGCTTGTTAAGGGCTATTTTAAAGCGTTTAAGGGCTATCTATAAATATATGGGAACCTAAATTAATTTTAAGCGTATAAGAAAACTTTTACAATGTGTATAAGATGTGGATAACTTTTTTTTAAAAACTTGGGAACCAAATATAATTATAATGGTATATAGGGTATAAGATTAATAATTTAAGGAAGAAAAAATGAATAGAAAATTTTTATATGGATATGGTGGTGCGGAAAAAGCAATAGAATTAATAAAAAAAATATATTCTTTTGATGATGATTTTATTATAAAAGAAGATTTGGATTTTATTTTATGGTATTGGGAAGATAAAGAATTTAATTTTAATTTAGAACATATTGAAAGTTTTATTATTAAAATGAATAAAGAATTAAAACAAAAACAAGAGCAATTAAAACAACTTGAAAAATTAATAACAACATAAGGAAGAAAAAAAATGACAAGAAAAAACTATATTAAATTAGCGGAAATAATAAAAAATAATTCTGATGATTGCGAATGTAACATAAATAAGTATAATTTTTTAATAGATTTAGTAGCATATTTAAAAGAAGATAATCCAAATTTTAATAAGGATACTTTTTATAAAGCGGTAGAAAAATAAATAATCCTGGAACTATTATAATTTATATGCGTGTAAGTAATAGAAATAAAAATATTAATTAAGTAAGGAAAAAAAAAATGAATAATTTAAAAAGTAAAATATGTAGTTTAGATGTGCCTGATAATATTAAATCTATGTTATTAAATAGAGTAGCTAAAATAAAGGGTGCTAAGGTACTTATAAGCGGTAATAGTGTTGAGATAGTACCCAAGTATTATAAAGAGTATGATAAGGGCATAAACGGGCGTTATTATGCAACCAATGTTTATAATAATAGGTGGTTAAACTTAGATAATAAATATAGCGAAAATATTATTATTTATTAATTACTTGTGGATAAGTTGGGGGTCGAAATAAACCTATAATATATGGGAACTTTTACCCCCCCTTATACATATATATAATATAAGATAAATTAATTAATAGGAAATAATACAATGAAAATTAAAGATGTAAAATTAAATGATTGGTTCACATTAAAAGATATACTGGAACCTAAATCAAATCAAGTGTGGGTTCGTAATCATTACGACCGAACAACAAAAACATATTCAATTACTAATTGGGAAACTGGAAATGAGAGATTCATTAAGGCTGACAAGAAAGTATTTATAGATTTCATATTTTAATTATTATTGGTTGGGTTGGGGTTTTCAAAATCTCAACCCAATTCCAAATTTTCAACCTCGCCTTCGGGCGGGGGGTATGTGTAATAAAACAAGCTCACACAAAATCACCAAATATTTTTAGGATATTTTTTTGGACAGTCGGGTACCCTAATACTTCGGGTTCCCTAATATGTAGTGTGGTGCTAGGGTTCCCGAATAAAGGGTTACCCTAATAGGAATACCCTAATAGGAAAACCCTAATACGGATACCCTAATAGGGTAATACCCTAATATAGCAACCTGAAAGAGGTTCTTTAAGATAAGGTATTATTTCCCTTATTCCAAGAACTATTTACTACTTTTGTAATATTTATGACTTTTTGAGAGTTTATGAATATATTTATTGTAAAGAGTCTAACAAAGATGATAAATTCTAACAAACATAAGGAGACATTAGTATTATGAAAGAAAAAGTAAAAGAACAAATACAACAATACCAACAACAGTTTGATGAGTTGCTTAGTAAAAGGGATGAGTTGGTTGCTGAAGTTAATACAGTACAACAAGCAATGGAACAAGTCAAAGGTGCTTTTGCAGCATTAAAAGGTCTTGAAGAAGAAGATAAACCAGCTAAAAAGAAAGATAAAAAATAAATGGAACTAGTAAAAGGCATTGAAAAAGCAAAGTTCTTAGTAAAGCGTTTGCGTGATGCTGAGATATTTGCAGAAGAGCCATACGTATTAGAAAGAATCATTGAATTATTCCAGGTAGTAGAAAGTATTGAAGCACCTGAATTAGTTGCTTCTGATGATATGTGGGGTAGCGAACTAAGTGAAGATGGCGAAAAAATCGAAGCTTAAAAGAGCAATAGTATTTCCAGACGTTCATTTCCCGCTGCACGATGAGAAAGCATTGTCTTGTGCTTTACAAGCAATAGGAATAGTCAAGCCAGATATCTATGTAAATATTGGAGACGTAGGAGAGTGGCATAACTTTTCTGCTTGGAAGTATAAAGGAAAAAAACTTCCTTCCTTAGAATATCAGATACCGCATTGTGAGCAAGACATCGCAGATGTCAATGCAGGTTTAGATATTATAGACGCAGAATTAGATAAGCATAACGTAAAAGAAAGACATATGCTTCAAGGGAATCACGAGATATGGATGGACAACTTTGTAGAGAAGTATCCTTATATGAGTGAATATACATTTCCAATAGCGTGTAAGTTGAAAGAAAGAGGATACAAATATTATGAATATAATGTTCCTTTGAAACTTGGAAAAATTAATTTTATTCACGGTAGTTACGCTACTACTTACCACGCCAAGAAACATCTCGAGACATATGGAGCTAACATTATGTACGGACATACCCACGATATACAACGACACACCTTAACAAAATTAGATGCAGGAACTATTGGAGCTTGGGGTATTGGATGTCTTAAGGATATGTCTCGAGAAAAAAACAAATGGTTACGTGGTCGATTGCATAATTGGAATCACGCATTCAGTATCATTACCTTTTTTCCAGGTGGAAACTTCCAAGTAGAAGTCATTGAGATAGTCAAGGGCAAATGCGTGGTATGGGGTAATGTTGTTGAAGGCTAATGCATAGAAGAGTTATCAAAGGCGTTCCTCGTTATGTATTTGATAATGAGGCGGAGTTTAGAGAATCCTTCCCTGATGCTGATTTGATACAGGATTGGAGAGAAGGTCAGCCAAACGATTGGGTAATTACAGACGATGGCAAGGTCACACAGATTCTTCGTAAGAAGAAAATGAAAAATACTACCTTGAAAGCAATAGATGATTACTATATTACATTGCTTGGTCCTTGCTTTCGTTCTGGTAAGATGGAAGGCAACCCTAAAAAAGATTACAACTCGTTTAAGAAAAGGACTAACATAGAAGAAAAGCCTTTATCTTGGAGAGAGATTCGTTTTGTGAAAATGATAGCACACGGTGAAACACCTGTTCAAGCATACTTAGAATGTTTTGAAACAAATAATAAAGATACAGCATCGGTGAAATCATCAGTGTTGTTAAAACAAACTAGGATAAAAGAAGAAGTGGAAAAAGAAATAGAAGAATTACTGACTGATATTGGTATTGACAAACGCTGGACATTAGAACAGGCAAAGGATATTGTAGAAAATCCTGACACCTCTGATGCAGTAAAGCTAAGAGCTTTGGAAAACTTTATGAAGATACAAAGTATGTATCCTAAAGAAAAGAAATCAGAACAACTTTTACTTGGTCAAGCCTTTACTGGATTTAGTAAAGATGAAATATTACAACTAAGCGGAGTAAAGAAGATTGAAAGTGGAGAACAAGAAGATTAATATAATTCCATCTGCCTCAGAATTATCTGAGAGAGATGAGATATTAGCCAAAGCTTATAAAGACCTAATCTTTTTTGGGCGTGTATTCTTGCCTCAAGATTTCTTACACAAATCTGAAAGCCCTCAGTTCCACCACGACTTAGCCAAGAAACTAATTCAACATAAACCAGGAGCACGTATTTGTAATGTGATACCTCGTGGTATGGGTAAAAGTATTTTATCTAAAGCTGCTATTATGCATAAGTTTCTTTTTGCCCAGGAAGATAAACAAAACTTTGTAGCTTGGGTATCAGAAGAACAGGGTCAGTCTGTAGACCACGTGAAGTATATACGACACCACTTTGAAGAAAATGAAATCATAAGATATTACTTTGGTAATATGGATGGAGGCTCTGTAGGTAAGCGATGGACTGAAAAAGATATTGTTACACCCAAAGGAGATAGAATCATAGCCAAAGGTTCTGCCCAAAGACTGCGTGGTAGAGCAGAAGTAGGCGTAAGATATACGGGTATAATCCTTGATGACTTTGAATCAGAGTTAAATACCAAGACACCAGATAGAAGAGCAGAGTTAAAAAAGTGGATTGTATCTACTGTATTTCCATCACTGGAAGAAACGCCAGGCAATGAAGGTTGGATATGGCTGACAGGTACGATTGTACATTATGACGCATTCTTGCAAAACATTGTTGATGGATGGAATGAAGCAAAGAATAATAATAGAGACTATCCTTGGGACTTAACCTTTCATAGAGCTGTTGAAGATGGAAAGCCATTATGGAAAGACCAGTTCCCTTTATCTAAGTTAGAAAACAAACGAAAAGAATTTATTGAAGCAGGTCTGGTAAACAAGTTTGCTCAAGAGTATATGAATGATGCTAGAGACTCAGCGTCTGCTGCATTCAAAGTAGATAGGTTGCAGTATTACAATCATAAGTTTGAAGTAAGAAATAGATTTTGCTATCTAGTAGACAACGATGAGGCTATACCGATAAATGTATATATTGGAGTAGACCTTGCTGCTACCGCAACGAAGACATCAGACTATCAAGTCATTATGGTTATGGGTATTGATGCAAACAAGAATAGATACATCATTGATTACTTTAGAGAAAAGATACCAGCGTTTGATATGGCAGAAGAGATTGTAAAGATGGCAAAGAAGTATTCACCTGTTAGAAGAGTTAGCATTGAAACGGTTGCTGCTCAAGAAATGGTGCGAGATATGACTAGTAGAATATCCATTGCTGACAAAAGATTAATGCCTGGTATATTCAAAGGGGTTAAGCCTCCATATGGTATTAAGAAAGAAGATAGATTGGAAACAACGCTTGGTCCTATCGTTAATTCAAAGAAGCTATATATCAAAAAACATATGACTGAGATAGTGGATGAACTGTTTGAACATCCTAAGCCAAAGAATGACGACCTTATGGATGCATTGTACTATGCAGATTACTTTGCAAAAGCTCCAAGTAGCACAGTTATAGATGCTAAAAACTTTAAAGATAGAGTAGAAAAACAAGTAAACATAAAGAAAAATAAGGTGTATAACTGGATAACAGGTAGTATTGATTGATACTTCTTGCTACGACTTGTACAAATTTCGTAAATTTCAGACGATAAACTACATCTTTTTCTAGGAAAAAATATGGAATATGACAAAAGAGCATTAACAAACCGAGAGTTGTTTGACAGATATAAGAATGACAGGAAAGCTTGGGAAACAGATGCGAGACAAGACTTAGACTTTTACTTAGGTAATCATTTTACAGAAATAGAATCACACGAATTATCAGCTAGAAATCAGGCAGATGTTCCTATGGATAGAATATCACCTGCGGTTGAGAGATTAAAAAGTATGCTAACATCAAGACCTCCAGCATTTACAGTGCAACCAAGGGAGGATTCTGATACATCATTAGCCTATCTTTGGAGAGAGGTAATGGGATTTGCCTGGCAGAACTCAGAAGGAGACGCACAGGTAAAACAAGCTATACACGATTATTGTGTATTAGGGCTTGGATTTTTGTATGCGTATATCGACTACGACTCTGACTTTGGTAAAGGGGATGTAAAATTTTCATATCTTGACCCTTTCAGAGTTTATGTCCCAGCTTCATCCAGAGATAGATTTTTTACAGATGCAGATAATATTATACTATCTACTATACTGACAGAAACGCAAGTATTAAACTTGTATCCAGAATTAGGTTCTAGTGTAGACCCAGAAACTGGAGAAGAGATAAATCCGCTAATAGATACTATATCTACATATTCTAATGAACAGGACTATCCTGATAACATAAATAAAAATTCTTTAAATACTTATACCCCTGACACTGTAAGAGGATACACAGAACAAAACTATAAACGCTTTCAGATATTAGAAAGATTTACAAAAGTTAAAGTTCCTTTCTATCGTTTGATGGATAATGAAAATGGTAAAGAGTTTATTGTAGATGAGGCAGACTTTAGAATATTTTTAGAGCAAAACAAAGAGCTTGTAGAAAAAGGTAAGGTAGATATAGTTCAAGTATATCAAAATAGAATTAAAGTAATTGCAAGCATAGGTGAGGTAGTGTTGTATGAAACAATATTGAACACAGATGTTTACCCTATTGTGCCTATTGCAAACGTTTGGACTCAAACCCCTTATCCTCGTTCTGATGTCTCCAGAGCAAGACCAATGCAACGTTTGTTGAATAAGTTATGGTCATTAGCACTATCTCACGCCCAAGCATCAGCTGGTTTAAAACTTATGGTTCCTATCGGAAGTGTAGAAAATATTTCACAATTAGAAAAAGATTGGGCAAATCCAAATGCAGTAATAGAAGTAGACTCATCGCAAGGTGAGCCACACTACCCAGCACCGCAACCTTTGACTGGAGAGTTTTATAGATTGATACAACAGTGTGAGTTTTATATCAACTTTATTTTTGGTATTCCAGAGATTATGCAAGGAGTTGGAGACCAACCACAAACTGCAAGAGGAACAGAAAGAATTATAGCGTTAGGTAGTGAGAGACCTAAATCTAAGTTAAGAGATGTAGAATTTAGTATTAAAAGACTTGGAAAGGTAATGTACAACTATGCAAAAACACATTATGACGTACCGAAGCTTATGCGTTTAGTACAACCTAACAATGATATAACAGAACAATTAGCACAAATATATTCTGACAAAACAAGAGTTGTGTTTGATTTAAAAAAAGACAAGCATAACCTTGAACAACACGATGTTGGTATTGAATCAGGCTCTACATTACCAGCAAGTAAGTATGCAGAGTTAGCTGTGTATATGGAAGCATTCCAAATGGGACTAGTAGACCAAGTAG